CTTATAACGAAGGTGGTACAGTAATGAAAGATGACATGAACATGGGATATGCATTAGGTGGGGAAGTAGATGCAATTGATCCTGTATCAGGTAATGAAATACCACCGGGATCTACAGCTAAAGAAGTACGAGATGATATCCCTGCTATGTTGTCTGAAGGAGAATACGTAGTTCCTGCCGATGTACTTAAGTTCTATGGTCTAAAGTTCTTTGAGGATCTAAGACAAAAAGCTAAAGTAGAAATGGCTATGCTAGAAGAAGATGGACGCATGGGTGGGCAGCCAACACCTGAAGGTGATGATCTAACAGAAGATGAGATGAGACTACTGGATGAAGTCATGGGTATGGCTCAGGGTGGTATGACTCAAATGCAACCACAACAGCCTCAACCACCTCAACCTATGATGATGGGTCAGCAGATGCCCCCACCTAAACCACAACCTACAGAATATAATAAACCTGTAGGATTTAATACAGGTGGTATGACAGATGCTTTTGGTAATCCTATTGGACCTACAGTTGAACCAGCAAAAACACCAGACAAATTTCTAGAGGACATTGATCCTACATCAACTAATGTCTATGGCATTGATAAGGAAGGAACTGGAACTGATTCTTCTACTAATCTTGCACAAGAAGACATAGGTGTTAAGACACCTACTGATCAAGTAGGTACTGGTGATGGAAGTGGTATGAAGACAGTATTCTACTTTCATAAAGATGGTAGACGTATACAAGTTCTTATGCTTAATGGCAGACCAATCAGTTCTGTTCCAGCAGACTTCTCAGAGTTTAAAGAAGATACACCAGAGAATAGAACACCTGATCCAACACCTGAAGATCCAACTGATGATATTGGTGGTGGTGTTGGTCAAACAAAATCAGCAGGTGGTGGTGGATCTGATGATGATGAAAGAAGAGTACAAGCTAAAACAATAGAAACATTAAAGACTAACGCAGAAAAGAATAGAATAGAAAACTTTAATAATACTTTAGCTACAGGATCACCTGAAGATATTCTTAAAGAATACAAAAAAGCAAAAACAGGACAAGGAGCTTCTTTCCTACTTCCAGGTCTTATTGGTGTAGCTGGTGCAGGTCTAGCTAAGAAAAATCTAAATACTATTGAGGCAGCATACTTAAAAAGATCAAAAGATATACTTGGAGATGCTTTTAATTTAGAAGAAGCACAGAAAACTCTAGATGATATCTCTATAGGTTCTGCCACTATGGAAGGTGTCACAGGAACTTTTAAAGGTGAAGACGCTATGTCTAACCTCTTTGGTAAAGGTTTCTATGATAATTATGAAGCAAAGTATGACGTATCAGAATACATAGGTATGGGAAGTTCTATATCTGGTGAAGGTGTCAAAGGTTTTGTACAAGGTGGCTATGGTAACCTAGATGCTAGACAGCAGCAACACTTTGATAATGCTGTTGATCGTGGAGACTCAGCTATACTAAATCACTTTAGTTTAGTAGCAACATCTAATCGTGCAAAGGATCAATTCGCAATTGATAATGCTGATGCTATTCAAAATATACAAGACCTTTTAGCGAACAACGATGAGGCTGGTGCAAAAGCAGCAGCAGAAGACCTCAAGCGTAATGGCTACAAGTTTGGAAATATGAATTTAGGTAATTCCTCTATGGATGAAGCTATTAGACTTGGTAGTAGTGCAAACACAGCTAACAGATTAGGTAAAGCTAAAAAGCAAAAAGGTTTCTTTAGTAAAACAGTACCTGTAGAGGATGATAACGGTAAGAAAAACAATTCACCTATAAGAACTACTGAGCCAGTTAAGGATTCTGGACCAACAGCACAAGAAAAAGCAGATGCAGCTAAGGCGGCTAAAGAGTTAGCAGATAAGAAAGCAGCAGATGATGCAGCTAAAGCTAAGAGAGCAGAAGAATTTAGAAAGAAAGAAAATAGGAGAGCAGAAAGTCAAGGTGGTGGTGACTTTCACAGCAATATGGTTGCAAAAGCTCAAGAAAGACAAAAACAAACTAGAGCAGGTCAACAAGCAGGAAAAGGCTATGTTGGTGGATTTGGTTTTGATAAAGGCGGCTTAATGAAAAGGAAGAAATAATGGAACTAGAAGAATATATGAATGTTGTACGTGGAAGATACAACGAACTAACTGATGAAGAAAAAACTATAGCAGAAGATGCTGCTGACAGTCCTGTAGGAGATGTTATAAATAAACTATTCGGACCAGAGATGTCTAGTATTGTCTTTGATGATCAGAGTGTGGAACAACCTACAGAACAACCTATGTCTGATCAAATGCAAACACCACCCCCTATGAATGATCAAATGGAAAGTGCTGGTCTAGGCGCATAATAAACTTCTAGACAATCCAAATAACTATAAGGCTACTCAGCTACGGCTGACCCCAACATAAGGAGAAAACATATGCCTGAATTAGAAGCAGTAGAAACACCGAAGAAAGCTGGTTTTGTACAGCGTGGAAGTAACTACGCAATTAAACAAGAACGTATTAAACAAGAAGAAGAAGAGATTGCTAAACTAGAGGCACAGGCTCGTGGCGAAGAAGTTAAAGAGAATGAACCCGATGGCAAAGGATCTGAGACAACCGAAGTACAGGCCGAGGATAGTTCCAAACAAGAAGAAGCCAACCCTGAGGTTGAAGCACAAGAAGATGACTCAGACTTAAACCCTGAAGAAAAATCTTTTAAGAAACGATACGGTGATCTTAGACGGCATATGTCCGACAAAGAAAAAGAGTGGAACGAAAAACTTAAATCACTAGAAAATAGAATGAAGGGTGAGTCTATTGTACCACCTAAATCAGATGAAGATATTACAGAGTGGTCAAAGAAGTATCCAGACGTAGCAGGTATAGTAGAGACTATTGCTGCTAAGAAAGCTCAGGAGATGTTCAAGAAGGCTGAGGATCGTCTTTCAAGATTAGATGAACTACAGTATGAAACAGAACGTAAAAGTTCTGAAGCTAAGATTCGAGAAGCACATCCTACCTTTGATACACTAAGACAATCAGATGAGTTTCACAATTGGGCAGAGCAACAACCTAGATGGGTAAAGGATGCTCTCTATGAAAACATGGATGACCCAGCTTCTGTTATTAGAGTTATAGATCTCTATAAGATAGATAATGGTGAAACAGTCCAAGCAAAGAAAGCTAAAACAAAAGATGCTGCTAAATCTGTCAGTAAAGGTTCTAGAACTAATGTAGATCCTACTGAAGGTGGAGCAACCCTAAAAGAATCTGACGTTCAGAAAATGTCTTCTAAAGAGTTTGAAGAGCGTGAAGAAGAGATTAGTAAGGCTATGCGAACAGGAAAATTCGTGTATGATCTTACTGGTAGTGCTCGATAAGTGTTGACAAATACTTTCAAGTGCATATAACTAAGTACGTATAGTTTAAGAGCCTCTGAATAGACTACCTCTTATTATTATAACATTTTCCCAAATACATATACTAAGTCTAAACTACTAAGAACTACCTGTTCAAGTATAGGCCCATTGATATCTGGTAGGCCAACTGGATATTTTACATGCACCCTAGAAAACGATCAGCCTCTTACAGGTGTTTAGCTTTGTAACCCGAAGCCAAATATCATGGAGGATTTAACATGGCTTTTACATCAGCATCGGGTTATGGTAACTTACCTAATGGTAACTTTAGTTCCATAATCTATTCTAAAAAGGTACAACTTGCATTCCGTAAGAGTACCGTTGTTGGTGATATCACAAACTCTGATTACTTCGGAGAGATTGCTGCTCAAGGCGATACAGTGAAAATCATCAAAGAGCCTGAAATTTCTGTGAGCGCATATGCTCGTGGAACTCAGGTTAATGCACAAGACCTAGACGATGAGGACTTCTCTCTAGTTGTTGATAAAGCAAACTACTATGCTTTTAAAATTGATGACATCGAGGAAGCACACTCACACGTCAACTTTATGGATCTTGCAACCAATCGTGCAGCTTACCGTTTAGCTGATCAGCATGACCAAGAAGTTCTTGGCTATCTATCAGGTTTCAAACAGTCAGCATTGCACAGTACTGCAGATACTGTTAATAATATTACTAACGGTACTGTTGCTGTATCAACTGCTGGTACAGATGAGTTGTTGACTTCAATGAAACTCCGTAAGGATTCATTTGGCAACATCACAACTAGTTCTGCTGCGGATCACTCGATCCCACTAGCAGCACGTATGCCGGGTGCTTCAGCACTTCCAACTGCTACAGCTTCACCATCAATGGTTGTAGCTAGAATGGCACGTCTACTCGATCAACAACAAGTTGATAAAGCTGGACGTTGGTTAGTGGTCGATCCAGTATTCATGGAAATTCTTGCAGATGAAGACTCTCGTTTCTTCAATGCTGATTTCGGTGAATCAGGTGGACTACGTAACGGTCTTGCTGTGAGTAACTTCCACGGTTTCCGTGTATACTCATCTAGCAACCTACCTCAAGTAGGTGGTGGATCTGGTACAACTGGTTCTGCAAACCAAAACACTGACTTTGGTGTTATCGTAGCTGGTCATGACTCAGCAGTAGCTACTGCAGAGCAGATCAGTAAAACAGAAACATATCGTGACCCTGACAGCTTTGCTGACATTGTTCGTGGTATGCATCTATATGGTAGAAAGATTCTTCGTCCTGAAGCAATCGTTACTGCCAAATATAACGCAGCGTAAGGGGAGGATTGACTTATGGCTAACGTAAATACTCTCAAAACAGCAGCAGGTGGAAGAGGCAACCCAAGTAAGAAGCCTTATATGGTTGAAGTCGAAATTGACTTAGCCGCAGCAGCAACAGCTAAAGGTTCAGCCTTGGCAGCAGCCGATACTATCGAATGTATCACTGTTGATGCTAACACTGTTGTAATGTTTGCAGGTGCTGAAATCACAGTAGCACCTACAGGCGGTAGTAGTGCAACCTTTGACCTAGGTATCACAGGTGGTGACGTTGACGCATTTGTTGATGGCATGGCTATCACAAGTGCTACAGCAGGTACTTATAGTACTCTCGCTAACACTGCTTGCCCAATTATAACAGGGGCAGATACTATTGACATGTTGTTGATAGGTACTACACCAGATACAGCAGGTAAAATCCGTGTATTTGCATGTCTAATGGACGTGGATAGCATGGGCACACAGGCTGCAAATGAAGTAGATAGAGATCTACTCGCATAGATAATTCTTTGGGGCTGGCTAACTGCTGGCCCCATTGTACTTATAACAAAGGGATTCAAGCATGGCTATCACAACAGCAATGTGTACAAGTTTTAAACAAGAACTTCTTGGTGCGGTCCATGATATGGATACCCATACTTTAAAGCTTGCACTAATTAAAAGCGGTATGTCTGGTACATATGG